TATTACGGTGTTGGTGAATTTAAAGGTAGACGAGGAACACCATCTCTGTACTCGTCTCTGCGTCTTCGGCCTTGTTGTTCAGCCGCGTACGTTTGTGTTGCTTCTTGGTAAGAAGCCTCATACAGTTGTAGCATATTATCAGGACCTTTCAAGAATTTAAAGGTTTCAACTAAACATGCGTACAATAGTAAATCTGGAGCTCTGGTGGATATTTCAGTCGTTGTAGAGTCACTGGTCGTTATTGTTGTTGGCTGTTTTATGTATGCCATAGTCAACACATACGCCTTATCCGGTGTTGGAGCTACAACCCAGTTGTCATTGTCCCAATGTGCGAAATACTTTGGTTTAGCGTGATCGCTAGAGTTATCGGGATCGGGGTGATATGTGGCTATAAATGAAGAATCCACCTGTTTTAAAAACTCTTGATCTGACGTGCTATCATCAGTGATTTGTATATATCTAATTATTCTAGTTCCTGTAGGAACTGTAATATATCTGTTACCGTTTGTGGTTTGTGATGTCGCATAAAATTTAGTGTCATCAGAATCTATCGTTCTAAAAATTCTTGCCTCAGCATTTATTATAATTCTCTCAAGAATACTATCTGACAACACGGTATCGTCCACTTCCGTGTAATCTCTTATTGCTGTTCTTAGTGTTGCTAAAGTAAGTGACATATTAATTTGTTATCGTAACAGGGCCAGCTGTGGCTCTGCCTCCTCCTCCCCTAATATTACCAGTTGTTGCTGTATCTGTCGATACGCTGAAAGTATAAGTATCATCGTCAACTTTTGTTATTGTATAGCCAGACGAATTTTCTAAATTTGTTTTTGTAATTCCGTCAAAACTGTCAACACTTCTAAATCTTACAGTGTCACTTGATGATCTGCCGTGACTTCTTTCTGTAACTGTTATCGTGCTAGAACTAGCAGATCCTGTTTTAAACGCATCAACACCTAACAATTGAGGCACAGCACTTTCATCTCTATCTGTTCTTACGTTCTGTAGTGCCACTGCATCAGCAGGATGTGGCCCAGGTTGCACCTGTGGTGCTTTTGCCTCAAACTCTGATGTGTGCACAAAAGATCCATTCCACTCAAAAACCATTTCTGTATATGGAAACGCAAGACCGCTACGATCTGATATTGCTTTTGAACGTTTACCTGTTGCAAATTTTGGCATCTATGCTCCTGGATAATATGTTTGTGGTGTCAAGAACGTGCTAGAAGATGAGCCGTCTTCTGTCAGTGCTCTTTGAAACTCGTCTTCGTATAATAATTTTAGGTTTTGTACAAAATCTGGTCTGTATTTTTGTGCAAGATAATAAGACAAACCTGACACCATGCACGGTACAAATCTGTATGGCACATCAACTGTGTTTGTATACGCACCAGCATCTTGTATTCTTTTTACAAAATACATGTGAGCGTCTTTTGTTGCAGCTGTAGAATCAGGTGTCGGATAAAGAGTTACAACAACTTTATCTATAAATCTTTGCACATAATATTGATTGGGTGTGCCCTTGCTTAATTTGTTTGATATTGCAGAATATGTGGATCTACTTATCTTTGTCATTGATGAGTCAGTTTGTGATGTTTGTGTTCTGTCAGATCTAAAAGTCATTTCAAGCACATCTTCTATACCAAAAACACTAGCAGGTGCAGTTGTAGTTGCACTCGTGCCATCGCTACTAGACCTAAAAAAAGTATACTCCGCTTGTCCTTCAATAAGATCAATATTTGTTTCTGCTAGTTCCCAATAGTGCAGACCTCTATTGGCCCATTCTTGAAGCATAATATTTAGTGATCGTCTTGCAGAGGTTAGGTGATAACCTGATACCTCACGCAAACCAACACGTTCATATGCCTCTTCGAATATCTCATCGATAGGAAATCCCGTTTCAAAAACATTAGTGCCAGAAGTTGCCATGCGCTACTCCTATTCGTATTTTTTCTTGAATTCTGCTATGCAAGTGTATGTATTACCAGAATCAGCTGCCGCAGCTACAACAAAGTTTACGTCACTTTGGTTACTGTTAGATGATTTATCAGCAGGTATGCCACCAAACTCTCTAAAGTCCCAGTAGCCTGAGTCTATCAAAGTTATAATTGGAATATCTCCGTCTGAGTCTTCTTCATCCAAACGTGCAAAAGCATCGCCGCCATCGCCGTTAGCGCATGACCACCATACTCTTTGTAGTGATAAGTGAGCTACAGCGTTACCGTCATCATCAGCCGTTAGTGCTGATACATCACCAAATACAGTTGTGCTTCCTGTTCCGTCAGATTGTACAACTATTTTGATTGTAACTCTTTTGTCGTTTTGTTGTAGGATTGTTGGTCCTGTTACTGTGTCTGCCATGTTCCCTCCTTAATCAAGAACGTGTGGGCCCGAAGGCCCACATTAGTTAATTTGAACTATTAGTGCCGTCTGCAACATTAACAACAGTTGCGTGACCAACAAATTTGTCAGTTCCGTCTGTTTTAATATCACAATCTGTACAGTCTGTGCCGATCACAAATTTATAAACAGCACCAATGTGACTGTTTACACTTAGATCGTCAGCACCAGCAACAGCTGATGCACTGTTAGCAGCAATAGTTGGTAGAGTTACCGCGCCGTCAGCGTCGTTAATCTCTATAACTTTACCTGCATGATCTGCAAAAGTTAAAGTTGTTTCTGCCGTAATACCTACAACTGAGTCTGGACCTGCAGTCACAAACCCTCTCATAGATCTTACTGGACCTGAAAAGTTAGTTTTACCCATGGTAATAATCCTCCTAGTTTCCGCTAATATAGTCTCTAGGCCGTCGACTGCGCGCGTCTATACTAGCTAAATAATCGCAGTGTTTTGAATATACGCTTTTAATATGGT